TTGTCTTTAAGTTTTTCAATATCACTCAATACCTTTTCAACATCTTTTTGTAAACGTTCAATGTTAACGCTATTTGACATCATGTCCTCCATCCGCTCTTCCATCTTTGTTATTTGTCTTGCCATGTGCTCCACTAACATGAAAAGCTCGGATTCTCCTGATGACTGGCCCAACTCACCCCTGGGGTATTTGATTCTAAATTCTGAATTTTGGTCTAAGTCTTTTGTGTGCATTTGAAGAAGCGTGTCGTGTTGGTTAAGTTTCTCTTGAATCTGAAAATAGCCCATCGTTCCTAACGCGACCATTATAATTAATGAGGCCACTGTTTTCATCGGCATCTGGACGTTTTGTTCTGGACCTAGTTTCATTAATCTCCTAATACTTCTCTTTGTAAATCTTTAATATCCCATTGCTGTTCTCGAACAGCATCTGTAGTTTTTCTCAGAATCTCTTCGAGAGCTCTATAATATGCAGCTCCTTCAGTTACCCTAGCATTAACAGAAAACATCTCTCTTGTAAATTCTTCTTTGTCCTGGGCATATTTATCAAAGATTTGATTGATGTCTTTGTTTAAAAGTATGACCTGCGTGCTATTTTTTTCAATGGTTTCCGTTAAATTAATAATATATTTAATTGATCCAAAGGTTGCAGCCAGGATGGATACCACGATAGGTACAATAACGATGAGTTTACTCTTTTGTAAGTCCATTGGTTTCTTTTAATTCCATTTGTTTTTTCTGTTCTATTTTTAATATCTCATCAAAGAGATTGTCATCCACTTTTTTCTTCTTATCTTCCTTCTTCAGGAATTTCATATCTCTACATTTTTTAGCAACGAGTTCTAGCTCAGGCCCCATCTCTACTGATTTATATTTTCTACAAATTTTAAGAAGTTCTATTTGTTGATTAAGTTCGTATCTATTTTCTTGTTGCTTTTTAAATTTTTTATCGCAAGTATTTCCAAATTTGAAACGAAAGTTTATCCCTACTCTATATTCGTGATCTTCATGAGTGCTGGAACCTCTATCAATATAATCGGTGCCCCCTTGTCTATATTCAACATAAGGGGTTATATCACCGGCATTACAGTCACGCCAGTTGTCGCCAAGATATTCGTTTTTTGCTTGGGCTGATACGCACGCAACGAGAAAGATAACGCCAATAATTAGAGAAGATATAAAATATTTCATCCATTTAATTTCCTTGTTTCTTTTTTCTCTTGCGAGTTTCCTTGCCCTTAGAAGTCTTAAAGTTTGATATCTCATTTTCAATCATCTCCACTTTGGTTTTAATTAGAACCATATCTTGTGAAAGAGAAAATGTACGTTGCAATGTCCATCCTCCGAGCGCTAATAAAATAGCGAGTAGTGCCGTGATTAATTTTTCGTTCATCCTAGTTACAATTGTTTTTATCTAAATCAATTGGCTTGTCACCATTATAAAACCATACATAAGATGAGAGTTTCGTTCCATCTTGTGTATAGGTACATTTTTTGCCCACCGAGCAGGCGCTTAATGCGAATAATAGTGCCAAAACTAAACATAATTTATTCATTTGGCTCCTCTGTTTTTTCTTCTTCGTTTTTTACCTGACAACATGTACCTAATTTTTCTTTTTCTTTGGTATGCATATTGCAAGTTTTTTCTTCGTCTATTGGCATGAGAGACACTCATCGTTGTTTACTTTAATTCCCTGTGGATTACAATTACATTTTTCACATGCGCATACACCATTAGCGTCTGAATGTGCGCTAACATTACAGTGACAATCACATAAACAATCTTTACACTTTGTCATTTTTCTTTTCCTCTATATCGTAGAAGTACTTATCAGTATCTTCTGTTTTCCATTTACTGCTATCTTCAACATTCCATTCGGAAGTTTGTACCTTCCAATCAAAAGGAATCTCATCCTTCACTGTGAAAGATGGAATGCTCCAGATTAATCTATTATTAGGCTGAGCCGCATAGTTGCCATCATCCAAAGCAAGTATGTGTGCGCACTTATGTTCGTGCGGGATTTCCGAATGATCTGTATCAACTATATTACTCTCTGGGTGAGCCCAGTCAACCGTGAAAAGGTACGCACCTGAGCGCCATTTTTTATCTTTACCAATGTATTTACCGGATTGGCCGTCTAAGATATCAAAAGAAGTAATGCTAGGATAGTAACTAAAGCAATTCCATAGCTCCAACTCATCAAGTCGCAGCCGAGGAACCTCACTTGCTTTAAATCCTCTTTGTATGAATGCAGATATTGGCAAACGGTAGAATACAGCTCCATTTTCCATAATTGCATGAAAGAGGACAGGACGCCCTGTAATCGATGCAACGCCAAAAAGTATGCAGTCTTCCACTTCTCCATGGTGTTCTTTAAGATCATAGAGATACTCTCTCCGGATCTGTGCATAGATCACAGGAATGTTCGCGTTTAAATAAGCCATGCAACATATAGTCCTAGTTTGCTAAAAAATAAATGGCAACAATTACTACCACAACAGCGGCAGATATTTTTGGATTAGCTTTTGCTAATGTCCAAAGTTGTTTAACTTTTTCCATGTTTTCCTCCTATTTTATGTCGCCCCAGTTATCACCGGACGCGTAGTCTACCTTATTTGGTATCTTAAGTCTAATCGCTTTTTCCATGATCTTTTTAACTTTCTGAGCTGTTTCTGTGTTTGGAATAGAAACACATAACTCATCATGAATTTGGATATGTGGTAATATACCCTCTTTATAAAGGTCTACCATAGATTGTTTCGTCATGTCCGCTGCACTTCCTTGTACTAATCTATTTAATGCGCGATATGTAAAAGCTAAACGATAGTGTCCATTAAAATTATTACAAGCAGTATCTTCTGGATATTTTTCTTTGTATCTTAATTTAGCTTCTTCTTTAGTTAAAACAGGAACAGGTTCATATCGGTAAGATGTAATGGTTTCTTTTTTATTTGTTTCCTTGTTATATTTCTTTTCTTCTACTTTTACTTCAATTTCAAATCTTCCAATGTCTGCATTCCATTGTTTTTCATAAGGTTCCCATCTGTCAAATCTACAAAACCTATCTCCTAAAGTATAAATAAGTTCGTGCTCTTCTGCAAATTCAATTAGTCCATTTGATAATTCTTTAATAAAAGGGACTTTAGAATGATACCCATAAAACAATTCTCGCGCTTCTTGAGGAGAAAGGTCGAGTTCTTTTTGTAACTTCATCTTTCCCATACCATAAAATAACCCGAGATTAATTGTTTTAGCTTGGCTTCTAGGAATTTTAGCCATCTCAGCGACGATACCATGAAAATCAGTTTTAGGATCCTTCTGGTAAGCTTCTGCTAACTGATCAGTTCCAGGGAGTTCCCACCTTAATGCGTAATGCACCACAATTCTTGGCTCTTGTTGAGAGTAGTCGAAAGAACCCCACTTACATCCTTCTTCAGGAATAAATATTTCTCTAATTCTTTTTCCGATTGCCCCTTTAGCAGGAACTTGTTGGAGGTTGGGATTACTCATGGAAAATCTTCCAGTTACAGTTCCACCTTGATCTGATCTAATTTGATTTATATCAGCATGGATTCTACCTTTATGCACAAAACTTAAAAGTCCTTCTACAAAAGCGTTCTTTGCTTTATCACATTCTCTGGCACGTGCAATATTACGTAGGTGTACATTCTTATGTGTTTTTAAATATTGTTTGGGAAGTTGGGGCATCTTTGATTTAGGTGTTACTTTATAATCTTTAATTTTTTGCTGCTCTAAAAGTTTCTTGATAGAGGCGGAGGCCCATATCTCTACTTTAATTCCCGTTCCGTTGTAAATATCTTTTATGATCTGGTCTCTTTCTGTTTCTAGTTCGTTGCCAAATTGTTTCGCTTTTTCAACGTCTACGCGAACCCCTTTAAATTTCATATCCACAAGGCATGGAAATAATTGGGTCTCTAATTGAAATATTTTTTGTAATGTCTTCTTCTCTCCCTCAGGATTCACAAATATAGTTTCTTTTAATTTGGGCTCAAACACTTTCCATAACTTCAGAGTTAATTTAACGTCTTGTTCCGCATAGTCTTTAACTAAACTATAGGGAAGTTTGTGCATATTATTCATAGGGTCCTTGATCCCACATTCTTTTAAAGATCTGTCTCTAAGATCATATTTATATTTGGATTCACTTAGATAATCTTTACTTATTGAATCTAAAGTATATCTCATTCTATTTTCATCGATGACGGATGCTGCAATCATGGTGTCTAATAGTTCCCCTTTTGGCATTAAGCCGGTTTCAGCTCGAATCCAACAAACGTCATACATTGCGTTGTGAAATACTTTTTTAATGTCGGGGTTTTGAAATAATATTTTGTTTAATTTGTCCCAGGTTTCTTTAGGGGCTAATTTATCAGAATTTTTATGACGAATGGGAAAATAAAATGTTTGTTTTCCGGTACAGACCCCAATACCACAGACTTTCCCTATACCTCTTACCGCTCCTGATCCTTTCGTTTTTAATTCGGGATCCCATGTTTCTAAGTCTACTGCAACTATGTCAATACCAGTTAGATCTAACTCCTCTACTCGAGGTGCAGTACACATTATTTTTTCTCTGCCTCTTCTTTAGTAATCCCAGCAGTGCGATACTCCTCTTCTTCGGTCATGGGAGTCATATCAGGATCTTTGGATTTAGTTAAAGTAAAACCAGGTGGTAAAGGTCTAATGTTTGGTGTGTCTGGATAATCTCTTTCAATAATCATATCTATGTAATGTTTTGCTTTCTTTAGATCTTCCTTCTTTCCCTTGTACTTATGTCGACAGATATATTTTATAGCATTCCCTTCAGCAAAGGGCAAATTATTTTTATTAGCAAATTCACTTGGCTGAATTTTAAAATTTAAATAATGAGATCCCCCTATTTGTTTATCGTATGTTCCCATAGTTTCCTAACTCCTTCCCTGTTTCTGATCGCAGTACCCATGCATCATAGATTCCTCTACTAAACATGACATACTTTAATCTTTTTTGTACATGTAAATGTTCAGGCTTACGTCTAAAAATACTCAAATCCCCTACCACATTATCAAAAGTGGTTCCTTTAACTTTATGAATACTTCCATACCTCACTCTAATTGTTCCATCAGAATCAAATCCGTTCTTTATAATCTTTCTAATGTAGATCATTCTTCGTTCATGTTGTTTGGCGTCACACCCTTTTGCACGTTTTCTTAATAAATCAAAATTCTTAACTAACTTTGCTTGAGGTTTTAAAAGGTTTGCTTCAATCAATGCATCTATGACATAATCTTTATTAATCCAATCTTCAAATTTAAAGAGTCCTTTCCCATGCACAATAGCTTTGCTACCTAAATAACACCAAAAATCTTTTAATTGTTTTTTACTTTTAGGAGCCCCCTCTGTAAAACTCGGCCATTCATCATGTGCCTTTAATTCTTTAGTAGGAACATGTAAAGAGTTGTTCATGTGAGCATACTCTATTCCATATGCTTCAAAGAATTGTTTAAATCGTTGATCGCTTGGTTTTCCTCGGTAAGAAAATAAAAAAGTTTGTTTTGTGTTTCGTATTTTATCTATCAATAATTTTAAATTGTGAGAAGGTCTAAGATCATTCAATACATAAATATTTCCTTTGATTCCTTTGGCAGGAGACCAGTCTCTTTGATACCCATAGTAATTCCAAACAGGGGCAATAATATTTTTACAAAATTTATTAATGGCTTCTCCACATCTTTTCCCCTCTTTTAATTTTTTAGTGTCTTCATCTTCCCATGGAGTAGCAGACATTTCATGAAAATATTTTGCATCTGATCCGGCCCATTCAAAAATAGTTTGATCAGGGTCTCCTACTAAATAGAAGTGGCCATCTTTAACATTCTTTGCCATTTTAAAAACTGCTTCTAGCTGAGAACGGTTAGTATCTTGAGCTTCATCTACAATTAACGCTTGAATATCTGACTCAGTTTTGAGCTCATTATACCCAAGAATCATATCTGCAAAATCGTATAAGTTATTGTTTTTCTTATAGTTTTTGTACACTACCTCTAAGTTTTGTAGTTGACTTAAATGGTAAGGATTGTACTCCAGTCGATCGGTAGAGGGATGATGCCAATGTTCTTCAAGAGTACGATTATGACCATAGGCCCCTTTGATAAATTTGAAAAAAGAATGGTCTTTATAGACATCAGAACCATATTTGGATTGCGCAAAGCCTGAATCAAGGCGGATTAAATTTTTAAAATCTTCATTATCTTGTTCATTAAATACTTCTTTACGCACAAGTCTTCTTTTACAGTAATGATGGATAGTACATATTCGATCTTCAAAAAACTTTCTACGATAGCCTCTCTCTTTAATTTCAGGGATCTTCATAACTGCATCTAAAATCTCATTAACCGCAGTATTGGTATGAGAAATTAAAACAATTTTATCAGGATCATAAAGTTTAAAAAACTTCTTGTATTTAGTTAATAAAAATATGTGAGTCTTCCCAGTTCCTGGTGGACCCACAACAAATCTAGGCTTTGTCATCTGTTATCTCCTTCATTTCAGTAGCTTCTCCTTCAACTATTAAATCGTCTCGTGGAATATCATATTGATTAATACGAAAGCGTACACATGATTTATTTTTAATTTTTCCTTTTATCTTCCTTGCTTTTAAAATTCTGCGAATGTTTAAAATTAAATCTACTCTTGCTGTTCCCACTTTTTTTTCGTCTAAAAAATCTTCAAAACTATTTAAGTCAAATTCTAAATACTTTTTATCAAAATTAAAATGAGGACGCTTATATTCTAAAAGGCTAGAGCTGTCCGTATAAGCTTGTTCTTTATGAATATATTGTTCAAAATATTTAATAAATTTCATATCTTCTGCGGCTTCTTCTATCCACTCTTCTGACTGAGTCCTTGCGTCAAATTTCTTTTTCATGATGTTATCAAAAATATCCTTTTTCATCTTAGGGAGCCATATTTGTGCTTGTTTCATGACTGCATCATGAAATGGTACTTGTTTAAGTTCTGCTCCTTTTACTATTATTTTTAGTATTTTTGGTTCTCCATCTACAATTTTTTTTACTTCCACAAAATATCTATCTTCTCCATACTCAATAATATTTCCTATTATGCTATTGTCTTGTACAATTTCATATCCTACTCCGATCCAACCAAATAACTCTGAAACAGTTTTCGTAGTACACCCAATAATTTCAGCAAGTTTAGGTATCCCAAAATTTCTTTGTGCCTTTTTTCCACTTGTTCCTTTTGCTGCTCTGTCTTCAGCTTCATTATCATCTGATTCAACCGCTAAATTATAAACAAATTCGTTTATCTCTTCTTCGCTCCATTTAGTATTTTTTAATAGAACACCTGCTATTGCTGTGCAGTAATCATCTCTTTGACCATGATCAGCATAGAGAATACATAGTGCAGTGGATAAAGCGACTTTTCTTAGATCCATATTTAAATCCCCTGGATATTCTTTTATGCCTTCATATTTTTCCCACACAACATCTTCATCATTTTTACTGTGCCTAGATCTTGGAACTATAGTATAATGTACTCCATTTCTAATTTCACAAAGTGTTGCTCCGTGAGGAAACTTTTCATACTTTTTTTTAAGTTCTTGGGGAAGGGCAAATTTTTTAAAGTCTAGTGTACCTTTCCACCAATAATGACTACTTGGATTTGTTGGGCGACCTGAGATAGCACTACTAGAGCTAGCATATTTCTCTATAAATCTTTTTGCTAATTCATTATCAATATCAAAGTCTATATCTTGATCTAATCTTAATCCCATGGCACAGTGGGTGTATTTATTTTTCCATTCTTCTTTCGATATTTTAAAACTTGGGGCTTGCCAATTTTTTACGATGGGCCTCCCCTTTAGGCACGGTATTATAATTCTGCCGGAATCTATCCAGTGCTCATACGTCTCCAACGGCTGTTCGTTTACTTTCTGCATAATAAGTTATTAGGGCGGGTTAAGTCTCCCGCTCCCGCCCCACTCCTCGGAGCTTATAAACTTAGTGGTTTCCTTTTGGCTTCTTGTGCTTCGGGTTTAGCTTGTATTTCGCCTTTCCCTACACGTTCAGCAAAAGTTTTTGCAATAGTATAAACAGATTTGTCGCTTACTGGACCAATCTTAGTCACATCCCAACCAAACCATGTTCCTTTATCATTAGACATTTGAACAGTTTTTAGCTTATAAATGTGGCTATAAGTAGGCGGCGTAAACAAACCATTTGCCCCCTGCATTTTAATCCCCATCATCATTGAGTTCCATTTTCTACTAATTTTTAATTGAGTAGCTTTCATAGAAATCAAAGCTGTTGTAGGAGTTTTTCCCAAGAGTACTACAAAATGATTTGCAGTATTTTCGATATAATTACCATTAGGTAATCTATCTTTATAGGATTTGTCACGAGTTGTTTTACTCAGGACATCGCTCGTAGCTTCATGTATTGCTACTGGAGCGCCTTTACTCTCACCTCTGTCTTGCCATTCTACAAGTTGTCTTTTGTAGTAAACTGGCAAAACTTCTATCCCCTTACTCCCGTCATAAATATCATTTGTGACAGTGTTGAGAATCATGCCGGGTTCTGATCCCTCGACATACTTCCCATTCCTTTTATTTACCTCAGGAGATAGTTGTCCTAAGACTTTCAGAAATGGTAACGCAAGATCTTCTTGCGAAATATTCTGAGAGCCAGCATCGGCATCAGCTTCAAAATTAACTGTAGCTACTGCTCCTGCATTTTCACGTTTCACGATGTTTGCTTCTTTGTTCATGTTTATTGTTTCCTTGTTAGTTTGGTTCGGTTTCCTACGAACACGTTAAAAATATCCGTGGGCATTTCTTTACCTGCTTCAGTACGCTCACGGACAAGAGCCTTCAGGGTCATAGGCTCAACCTTCAACTTTTGTGTCGGTTGAAACCCTTGACCCTTCGCAAGGTTAGCATACTCTGCCGCCTTGTTATCTTCATTCCGTCCAAAGGAAACGGTAATCTCATTTTTAATGATATCACCTAGGCCATTAGAACGAAGCCAATTATACGCCGCTTCTCTATTCCTTAAAGAGATGTTGGCTGCATAATACGGTTTTACCTCAACTGCAGATCCATCTGCAAGTTTGAGAGATGATAACCCCATTTCACTTAAAAGTGTAGGGATAATTTCACCTGAAATCTTTTCTGCTTCTCTCTTTTTATCTTTAAGAGTCTCTTCATCAATTTTTAATTGATCTTCTAGATCTCTTAGTTTTTTAACTTGATCAGCTAAGGATGTTAGATTTTCTGTGCGATCTAACACTTCCTCTTGATCTTTTTCAAAATTAATATTACTCATCGATTGTTCCTTTCTGGTATAAGTTGTTTTCGTTTTCAACCTTTATCATATCCTCTAATTCATTTAATCTTCTTTTTGAATTTTTTTGCCACTCCTTAACGCTTTTTTTCCATCTGTTTAAATAAGATATCATATCTTCAAATGCAGATTCTGCTCCCATTTTTTGTTTTACTCCATGAGCTCTCATTAAAATAAGATTAATCATTCTTTCTTCATTTTTTAATTTTCTTTGATTAAACTGAAGTTTTGTGCATTCTATGCGTGGTTGATAAGCACCTGTTTTATTTGTGCAACTTTCTTTCAATCCTTCATAAAATTTAATATTTTTCTCTAAATTTAATTCAGTATAATCTTCATTCATCGATTGTTCCTTTCTCGTGTAAGTTAATTTGAATAGGATAATATTTTCTTTCTTGTTTATCCCATTTGAGTAATTGATATTTACCATTTGTTATGTCTGAAACTATAGAACAAGCTACTCCAATAATCGCTGGATCCCCTGTCAATAATAAAAAATCTTTTTGCCGATAATTTTGTAAACCTTTTCTTAATTTAAAAATCAAAGGGCCCGGTGAAAAAATAATTTGAGAAAGCTCAGGTAACAGGAACTTAAATGTTCCAAATTCACCTGCTCCCATAATATTTATTTTCGGGCGACCATCTCTTGTTCCCGCAATTTCTTGAATAACGTAAACAATAGCCGGAGTGGTTTTAATATCTTTATAATCTATATTTTCTTTCATTGACAAATTATATAATATATCCTATATATTAAGTCAATAGAAAGAAGTATGAATTATAAATTTAAGACGGAGCCTTATAAGCATCAGCTTACGGCTTTAGAAAAATCATGGAATAGAGAAACCTATGCTTACTTCATGGAGATGGGTACAGGTAAAACTAAAGTACTTATTGATAATGCTGCTATGTTGTATGATAAAGGTAAAATTGATGGCCTTTTAATTATTGCCCCTAAAGGAGTAATTGGCACATGGTACAATCAAGAGTTGCCAGCGCATCTACCTGATCATATTGAGAATGTGACCGTACTGTGGCAGGCTTTAATTAATAAAAAACAACAATCTAAATTAAACACTCTTTTTGAAGTTAGTACCGATCTTCACATTCTTATTATGAATGTTGAAGCTTTCAGTACTGATAAAGGAGTCAAATTCGCTAAGAAATTTTTATTATCACATAACACACTAATGGCAATCGATGAGTCTACTACTATTAAAAATCCTAAAGCTTTAAGAACTAAAAGTATTGTTGAAATATCCAAGATGGCTAAATATAGAAGAATCTTAACAGGTTCTCCTGTTACTAAAAACCCTTTAGATCTTTATGCTCAATGTTATTTTTTAGATCCTGAACATTTAGAGCATGGCTCTTATTATTCTTTTAGAATGAGATATGCCATCATGAAGACCGCTTTTATTTCTGGACGCTCTATTCAATTAGTCTCTGGTTTTAAAAACCTCGCTGAACTTTCTGAAAAACTTAAACCTTTTTCTTATCGAGTCTTAAAAGAGGATTGTCTAGATCTTCCACCAAAAATATATATGAAACGAACCATAGATTTAACATCTGAACAAAAGAAAGTTTACAAACAAATGAAAGAAGAAGCGTTAGCCGAATTGCATGGTAAACAGATTACCACTATGACGGCCCTTACTCAATTAATGAGACTTCAACAAATTACTTGTGGGCATTTTGTAGCGGATGATGGGACCATTGAGCAAATAAAAAGTAATCGTCTTAGTGAGTTAATGGACATTTTAGATGAAGTAGAAGGCAAAGCTATTATTTGGGCTCATTGGCAAAGAGATATTCAAAACATAGTTAAAGAAATTAAAAAGGTCCATGGTCCAAGGTCCGTGGTTGATTATTATGGGCTCACGACCCAAGAAGCACGTGAAACAAATCGTAAGAGATTACAGGAAGATGATACCTGTCGATTTTTAGTGGGAACCCCGCAAACGGGAGGATATGGAATAACCTTAACCGCAGCCAATACCGTGATTTATTATTCTAACGGATATGACCTAGAGAAGCGATTACAGTCCGAGGACCGTGCACATCGGATCGGGCAAAAGAAGTCTGTTACTTACGTTGACATTATTGCCGAAGATACCATTGATAAAAAAATTCAAGATTCTCTTCGTAAAAAGATAAATATAGCCTCTGAAGTTCTAGGCGAAGAAATTAGATCGTGGATATGATGAATATAA